CCAACGCATGGTTCCACTCTATAACAGTGCACACTCCAAGCTAAAACAAACCAGGGATACTTCCAAGGGGGAACGGGGCTTTCGCACACTCATTCACTCACTCAAGGCAATCACACTGACGCATTAAAACATGGGGGCGCCGCAATGGGGCTCCACAAATTGGATCAGAAAGGGAGGACACAGACAGTGACTCTCAACCCGCTATATGTTGCGACCATTCAAAATAATCTATAACAGGCTCAAATCAAGCCGAGAACCTCCCTTGAGGTATAACTCTTCCTGTTCACTCCACAGGTCTCCAAGGAGGGATGTACTCAACATCCAATACTACTAACCACGATACCCGGCGTAGACGGGTTTCACACAGATCGTGTGGGCTATCGTCGAGCGTTTAAGGTCCGCTCAAAAGACCCGTTGTTTATACGTACAACAGCTAAACGCCAAAGGTTACATGGAGCAATGCTCACCAGTTGTTCAGACTGGTCACCTCACAAATCACCTTAAGGAAGTGATATCCTCTTCTCTGATGTCCTACACAGACTCCCAGAGGCACATGCCTGTCGCTGTCACAGTGCCCGCTGACACTGATATCGTTGGGCACAAAGTAAAAGCATCTGTCCCGTTTGCCGCAACAAACACAGACGCAGACATACTGCAAGCAGTTCCAACAACTGCTTCTCCTGTGAACGTCATGAATGGCTGAGTAACTTCAACATCAACACCATTCTTCTGGATGGCTAACTCTGCATCCATAGCAGCCTGAGCCGCAGTAGAGATACAGTTGGCTTGATAATTAATAATATAATTCCCAGCAGGAGGAACCATTTGACCAGCGGTGTTAACCACTGGTATATTATTAGGCTGACCAGCAGCCGCCAAAGCCAACACCTTCAACACACCAGTAGTACAAGATTCCTGGCCAGTAGACTGAAACCAGGAAACCGTGTTGTTGATAGGTGCTTTCGTCAAATTCGGGGTCAAAATGGGCTTCTCAAAATATCCTGCATAACGGACATGAATCTCACCCAACTTAGTCGTACTATCAGACGTGCCTGAACAGGCAACATGCAAATTCCCCAAGTCATATGTTTTAATGTCAGTACTACCTGGCAACGTGTTCCCACGAACATATTTCGGACCATTGGAGAATGCCTCACGACAATCAACCCGCAACACTAAATCTTCACAAGGCATAGCGTCTGAATGAGGATCTGAATCCATCATCTGTTGCTTAGACGCCATAGGCGCGTCGGCAGCATCATAATCATAAGCTAAGATGATCTTGCCAATCGTACCGGCAGTTGCAAACTGCGAAACCTCATGTTTGTAGTAATATTCCAATTTCGTGAAAACATACTTCTCAAAACGTGAAGCTAAGCTTGACAACCAGGGGAACCCACCAGGTATTCCAGGATTACCCCGGAACACCTGAGCTTGGGTCAACGTACCTGTTCCAAATGTGGTGCTTCCAGCAACATCTAAGATATACTCATCTTCAGAAAACGTGGTACGCTTCATATGCTTAATCCCCTTAGGCATATTAGGAATGGTCCCACCAATGCCAGCAAAATCCCTTTTACGGGATCTAGGACGCTGGCCACGGGGACCACGTGGCCTCGCTTGACCCCTTTGCTTGGGTAAACGAGCCACAGCCGCAAGGTATTGTCTTGTCCCTCGCGAAGGAACGGGGGGAGCACCTCCCCTCCGTCGATTTCTCTGTCTCTTCTTTCTCTGAGGCAATGCGTTCATTGCCAAATTACAAACTTCAGTTTTTATAGCGGGAATGCATTCGTCCGCCCGCGCATCACACGCGCCCTGGTTTGTAAGAGGATACTGCACACCCTCTAAGTTAAGATAGAATTTACGGAGATCATTTTCAGTTGGGACCGATGCCAAAGCATCTTTCCATTCTTTGGAATCTCTAAGAACAAAACCATAAGAATCAACCAACCAAGAAATGAACTCACGAAGGTAACCCCGCAACTGAACATCCGCCCATCCAACCCGCAACAAAGCTGCGGCTCGAACAAGTGTGTAAGCAGGGTCACCTGGGGAGCGCGAATAGAGGAGACTTGTCAAAAGCTTCTCCCTACTATAAAGGGGGATGGCTACACCATCCACAAACACAGTAAAAGCCGACAAAAAGTCTAATTCCTCTACAGGACGTGGGTCCAAACAATCAGTGGTAGTGATCACACCAATTTTGGCCCATTCTTCAATAAGAGATCTAGCATTGAAGAAGGATAATGCTTCAGTCGAGACTGTCCAGGTATTATCATCCCCACAAAGAGCTAAGGCAAGATTTTCCTCAAAACTCTCATATGAACGCATCGCGTTAGGACATCTCATTATCCAGCCGTACGCTAACAGCATGTATAAGATCAACGTATTATCAACGATAGTGTTGACAGAACCTGAGGGATTTCCTCCCTGCTTCTGAACAAAAACACCATCAGACGTGATAATGACCGTATTTACTAAATTGCGGTAATAGACCTGCAATCGCGCCAAATTATCAGGCGTCCGGTCCTCTTCTCGAAGCATCGACCAGCGAAACTCCGCCACAGCCCACATCACGTAGGCTCTTAGTGACGAATCATACTGTGATTCATCTAGGGCAAAGCCATTATCAAACTTCTTAAGTTTACGGTATAGCTCATCCCAGCCCCCTCGCCAAGGGGTGAATCCAACAACACTCGCTGTCTTGAGATGGGAGGCATAGAATTTCTCATTCATATCCTCAAACAACCGATTACCATGAATCGTCATCTCCACGGGTCCAGCTGTAAAAGTGCGCAAACTATTTGCTTCAATTTTTTCAGCCAATCGGATTTCCTCCTTCAAGGAATTTCCGAACACCGCAACAAAGTCATTACTCTTTAAGCGGTCCCAATCGTCCTCCATGTACTGGGTAAAATTCTTCCAATCATCGTACATGCCGCGCTTACTCGCGTATTTCCGTGTCCACGGAAAACCGGGGGAAGTAGTCATATCTAAGCCAGAAATGACTTCCTCAACGGTCTTCACCCGTGAATTTTGCATATGGATGCCAAATTGGCGCTGCAACCATTCAGCCGCGCCATTAAAGGCAAACACCTGGTGAGGTGACAAGGCCGGAACGTCCTTGGCATACTTCGCCAGGGAGATGTAAGCTGCCTCCCTATTAGGAACTGGGAGACCCCATTTCGAGCGATCAACCTGCTGACAGGTTTCATTTTCAAACTGGGCAACACTAATATCCACACCACGGCGGTTACGACCAACAAAAACCTTGGGAACCGAACCTATGACGGGAAAATAACGTTGTTTCAGCAAACGTCTATGGAGCTCACTAAGCACTGCTGTACCCCTGAAACCACTCTGGAATTCAGGAGGGTAACGCCGCCAAAACTCCCGGTGCTCTTCTATAAGAGCACTCGGAGCCGGCGGCATTATTGAAAAAGCGTGCTACGCAAAGCAGGAACACTTTGCTTCAACGCCTGTATCTGCTCGATAACCTTCTGCGTTAAAGGAATGAACCTGTTGCAATGCTGGCCACCACCTATGTGGATACCAACCAATGCCCCATCCTCCACTGCATACACTCCTCCACCACACACCAAGAAATCCGTGGGGGCGTCATAAACGCCATCCGCCGAGGCATACCCAACACCAAAGCTAGGCTCCACTTCATCCTTAGGGGTAAATCCAATTTGGATCACACGCTCATTCTTCGGCGCACGCATACGGCAACTCTTTGCCGCAAACGCACCATAAGAGTGATAAAAACCTAGATCTAGACTTTTTCCATCATCACTGATCAACGGTATCACTTCTCCACGAAGCTGAGCGGATAAAGCGTGGTTAACCACACTCACTTTCTTACCCTCCACTAGGGAATGCAAGGGCACAAGTGCCCCGCCAGGAATAAGAGTACCCGAGGATGTTGCTTCCTCGTCGTAACACGTTTTCACGCAATTAACAGCGAGATCATTATAGACAAACCTCTGTTTGCCTAACAACGCTTCATCCTGCAAGGGAAATTCCACTTTCCTAGCAGCTTCAAGTCCCTGCTTCTCACTTGATGTGTAATTCTTCTGAGTAACCTGAGCTTTGCGAATGGCGCTACGCCTTTTCGCAACAAGCTCAGGGTCGACCCGACGAGGGAACCACTTCAATCCAAGCTCTTTTTGCTTGCTCTGGATTGGGTTCTCAGCACCTTCTGTAACTCCGTACTCATCATAAACATTTCCGGAGGCAATTTCATGCTCCCTTTCCCACTCATCTTGCTCTTCAACACGATGCTCTCGACGTTCTTCTTCGTCAAGTTCATGCTCGTCTTCAGATATTAAGTGTTCAAGACGTTTCTTTCTCCTAAAAGCAGACTTCGCTGCTGGGGAAAAACGTACTTTGGGCTTATTCCCTTTACCCTGATTCTGACCTTCCGGGTAGGTACTGTCAGACCTTCCTGCACAAACAACAGCCACAATCGCCAAAGTGGCAACTAATGCTGAAACACAAATCCCTGCGCCAATCAATATAGGCTTATGGGCGCTAAAGAAACTTGTGACTTGCTTGTTTGCTTCTACATAGAACTCATTGGCACCCTCTTTGGCTAGATCCCACCAGGAATCATCACCAAGGGCACTAAATTTGTCATCTTGCTCATGACATAATTTAGATATCTCTTCAGCTTGAATCAAACGCTCATAAGCAATAATCCTAGCAGAAAATTCATCCTCCTCTTCTTCTGTACCTTCGTTTCGAACGGGATAAGATAAACCTGGTGGGCGGCTCACAGCCTGCATAACACCAGCACTCTCAAAACCCTGTACTTCATGAACAAGTTGATCAGTTTTCCACTTACGAGAACGCTCCAAAATAGTTTTGCTCCTATTAAGGTTGTATCTTTGTTGCTCTGGAGTCAGAGCATGCAAATCCTTAGGAGTTAACCCATTCTCCGGCCAATGCGCTAAACGCATACGCCGAACTTCATCCGTAAGACCATCAACCGAAACGGTTATTTCATCTTCACCACCTTCATCTCTGACTTCAAATGTCTCATCGACAGCTTCTTCAAGCGTTCGGGACAATTCTATCTCAGAGTCCGAATGAGCCCGCAAATCATCTTCATGATTACTCTTTCGCTTCTTCCCAGCATCTTTAGCTTTAGGAGAAGTTCCATCTGCGGGACACCGACACAAATAACATTCACACACAGGGCAAGCCCCGGCGTTCTTAGCCTTACTACCAGTGGGAATCTCTTCACCATCCTGGAAGGCCTTAACACTCGAGGGAATGTCATCCATTGTTGCGGTTCCTTCTGCCAACCCGTATAACCAGTCCATAAACCAAGTAACATACGGAATATGCTCACACATTCGTCGAACAGGCTCCCACATCTTGTAACTCTTTGCAAAGCCCAAAACTGGCACCATGATGAACATGACGCACGCAAACACTGCTGAGGCCAAAACTCCATACTTATTAAAGCCTTGAGCCTTCAGAGGTGTAGTCCTTCCTTCATTCCTCATTGGGTAAACCTGGTTCTGACCAAGGAAAAATCCCAAGAGCTTAAACGGCATACTTATAATGGGCAATGCCGCAGTCAGTACTTGCGCACCTGCTGCTACAGCGTTGGTATATTTCATCCATCGCATGTAACTAGTCACTTCGTGTGCTAAGCCAGGAATAACCCCGCACACGGCATTTACCACTCCTGTAAACGAGTTTATGGTAGCAACACTCGATGCTGTAACCATTGTCACACTCGTACTTAGCGTTGTAAGTAAGAGAACAAAAGCATTCCCCACACCTGTAACAACTCCTGCTAAGGACGTGCCCATGACATACAAAAACTTCGACAGGGCAAACAACACACAAAACACACCCATTGACCAAATGAGTGTGCTCATAGCGTTGGCATACTGCTCAGGTGCAGAAGTTTCAGCACTTGCACCGTGCAGTTGTATCCCCATAATAAGGGCCCACGACAACAACATGTTTAGTCTCCACTGAAGAGTACCAACACGAACGTATCGCGTGGGGGGGGTGTCTCGAATGGCTTGATCCAGCTCATCTTTCCACCTCTGCGCTTCCACAATATGATTTGCATAAACAACAGCCTGCTGATGTATAGCATACAGGGATTCGGCTGTCTCAAGCTCCGGAGGACTCAATTTCTGAATCCTTTCTTCCGGCTTCTCTCCTAGAGACTCCAACCCTGCAGTTTGCATCACTGTTGCATCATTTTCCAACGTCTCATGACAAAACAGGTCAGATGGTTCCTTCGTAAGCTCCAGACGGCTATCAACCGTTTCCTCTGGCTTCTCTCCAAACGAAGCATCATCATCAGACAACCATCTCATAACGTCAAATATAGTCGAATCCTCCATGTCGCTGAGATCTGCTGGGTTTTCCAACCACAAACAATCCACACACTCACAGCCGTACAGATTCGCC